CCTCGCCGTCTCCGGTTTAGGGGTCTCTCCCCCCATACCTTAAGCCGTTCGCCAATCAAGTGTTTGCGGAAGGTTTCGGTTAGGATCTATCTCGATCTTGGGTATGTCGGGATTTATTTTCGTGCCTTTTGCACGGTTGCACATACGGTGTGCGAGTTGCAAGTTTGCCATATCTGACGGATGACCACCTTTTGCAATTGGAATTATGTGGTCGATTGTTGCCGACATTGGATCAGGACTCTTGAGAGTCTTATCAACAGGTTGTCCACATATCGCACACAGTTCCTGAGTGGCAAGTATTATCTTTTTGTTCGCCTCGTATTGAGGGCGGAAGGGGCGGGTTATTTCTTCACGCATAGGGGGTACAATTGAAAACCCCTCCGGGGTAAGCCGAATCCAGGCAAGCCGAAGGGGAGGGGGTATTTCAAAAAAGGCCGGGGAGCCATTTTTTGAAGAGGTATTAAGTGAAGGTCAATTTGTATTTCACCTCTTACAGTATACTATAAAGGGTTACTCTGATTCACTCTGATTATTCCAAATCCGTTCAAGTTCTGCGATAGCGTCATTGTGAAGCTCGTATATGTGCTGTTCAGAGTATGCCATCTTCTCGGCAACCATAGCCCATGTAAGCCGTTCTTGTCCCAGATAATATAGAGCGAGTACCTGCCTATGTTCGGACTTGTCAAGCAGCAGAATGTTTGACATGGCTATATTATAGCGTGTTGTCAGTCGTTCGAGGTGTTCTTTAATCTTCCGTTCGAGTTTATCTATCTCCGCATATACTCGCATCATAGGATCATCGGGAGACGTTTGAACCTTGTCAACGTCGTATCGGATTCCGGAAGGAAGCAAAGAGTACCGCTGTTCTTCTATCCGCTCTTCAAACTGTTGGATCTCCAACCGTTCAGATCTGATCCGCTGTAGATATTCCTTTGCCGTCATTCCGCATCCCTCCTCACCGCTCTGATCTCTTCACCTTGTCCGTCACAGATTTTCAAGGCTCCGCAGTAGATAGACGGCCAATTAAGGAAGGTCTTAAAGGTATAGCTTGCGACCTCTTCCGATAAGTAAGACGGAAGGAAAGAGAGTTCAATGAGTAAGCCTGCTGCCGTTTCAGAGACATACCGGGAAGATATAAGCCGTTTTCCGTCGGTAATGAACACCGATTCGGGGAGCTTCACAGTGTCGCCCGGTTGAAGGTTACTACGTTTCCATTGTGCCATGTTTGATTTCCTCCTCACATATTAGTTCTCGCTCGGCCTGTCCGAAGCCGATTACTTTAAAGCGTGTCCCACAGTGATGGCAAAGGTATTTCTGCATGATTTGGTTGTGCTTAAGGCCACCACCACAGGAAGGGCAGATCGGGACATTGACCTGGATCGTGTGTAATTTACTCATTCTGTATCTCCTTATCTGCTTCTATGATTGTGGGTGCATTTGCAATAGCATAGGCATAACTGTTATATTTCTCATACTTCAAATCGTTTCTATCTACTAAATCTCCGTGTCCTTTTGGAATCGGCTTACCCTTTTTAATCAACCTTTCGTAATGATTAAGGTTTCTTTCGGAATCCGACATTATATTGGCGTAATCCTTGTCATCTATTTCTATCAGCATTTTCATTTCTTGCCTCACTTTCCTGTGGCTCACCTATCAAGGAATATAACTGACTTCTCACTATACCTATCTGTCCATCAATATATCCTTTTAGTCTCTGCTCCCTATCTCCCTTAAACCATTTTTTCTTAAATGCGCTTAATGTTTTTCTGTACTGTCCTTCGGATGTATCACCGCTCTGCCACCACTCCAAGTCGTGCAATACCTTACACAAATCTTTTATAAGGTCATCCATTTCAGCATCATACATTCTGTTTTCACATTCTTCTGATAATCTGCTGTATATGTAGTTATAACTTCCACCGCTCATTCCTTATCCTCACTTTCCATCTTTGCTCCGCAATTAGGGCAAAATCTGTAAAAGTCCACTCCGCTTTTATTGGTTGCAAGAGAACATTCAGAGCATCCATAACCAACATTTAATTTTTTCCAATGCCCTGTCTTTGGCTTTGGCTGAACGCTCGGTGCTTCCTTTATGTCGTCAGCATCAACGCAAAAGTCATCATCATCTGCAAATTCGCTACAACATATATGGGCTTTTGATAGGATGTATTCTCTGCTGATACAATCCTCACAAGGCTCTTGCAAATTTGCGGGTGGCAACTCTCTCAATAACTGCACTGCGTCCGACACTTTGATATAAATATCTTCTTCATCGGTTTTCACATTTCCTGCGAACATCATTATTTCCGTCATAGCTTCGGCTCTGCCTATCACATCATCACAAGGTTGTTGTTCTAATGTGGTGTTCTGCTCTTGCAATTTCTCCATTTCAGTAATCATATCTTCGGTTTTGACACGCTTTTCGACTCCGTTAATAACGAAAACAATTTCGTCTTTTTCTTTGTCATATTCAACGCTGACATTTATTTTCGGTAATTCAAATTCCATCAGTATTCACCTCTCTTTCCACCAGCAAATGTCATAACCTCTACTTTTGGTTGCATCCCAAACCCATATGCCAAATTGATTCTGATAAAATCGGCTTTCCCATCTGTACCCTGCATGGTCAATAACAGCGCAAAGGCATTCATGATCTGGCTTTTCCTCGTAAGAATTACGAAAACCCTCGCGAATATATGACTGCATCTGTCTACTGCATTGGTCATAATATTTGGGATATCCCAACCATTCATAGATGGTTATTTGACCTTTCATTCCGTATCTATCCTTTCCGCCATATTCCGTAAACAATCCTCGCACACCCACTCATCCCCGAACAGATACATATACTCGGCTTCGTTTCCACAATGTGCGCACTTGGTTTCGTCCATATCATCGCATATTTTTTCGGTGTACTGGGCTTTGTAACATTCCCAACATACTTCGTCGCCGTTGTCTGCTTCGTATAGTGGCTCATTCTCGGCGTCGCAACGATCACAGTAATAAACGTGTTCGTGACTTCTTCCACAATGTATGCAACCCATCGGGCATCCCACACAGTTATCCTCTATTTTGAATCCCATTCCGTCACCTCTTTATTCATTCTTTCTCTCCAGGAAGGCTTGGGATCGAATAAGTCAAAATCCCTTCCTTCTTTAGCGTATTGTCCGTGTCCGAATCTCCATTTACACCCATAACAGAGATTCCCTTCTATTGCATAGCTACGACAAAACGGGCATTTGTTGTATTTCCTCAAAAACTGTTTTAGAGTCATGCTTACTCCCTCCTGAAAGCCTTCGGAAGCTCTTGCCAAGCTATCACACAATCCTTAAAACGTCCGTTCCATGAGTGCGGCTTGTATAAATCATAGCCAAACTTGGCGATACACACGCACCCCGTCCGAGTTGTTACAAGGTACTCTCCGGAGCGTTCCGGTAAGCGACCTGTTATCCATCTGCCTGTCATTTTATTACCCTCCTGTATTTGTCTTTATCTATGTCAGCTCCAATCGTGCTGATAAATGCTTCGCTCTGCTGATATACCGTCGGCATTACCACCCACCCGATCAGGATCGTGTACCACGGAAACGGTGGCTGCCATTTCTTCGTCGTGTGATTATAGAGATACCAACTACCCTCGTGGAAGAGTGCGGTCGTGTAGGTGTACTGATATTCGTAATCTTTATCCTTCCGGAGCCGTACTTGCCAAAAGGTATGGTAGTAGTCGTCCTTTGTCGGAGTCTCTTTGTCGGCATAGTGCCAATCATCCGTCCAACCTTCCTCGTCAAGCCACCGTTTTTGAAGTCTTGGTATCGGGTATAGGTTTTCGTAGCTCATGCAATCCGTCAAGGAAAGCTGTCCGGTACATTCGTAGTTGTCAAGGTTCATCGTCCGTGTCCTCTTCGACTCTCTCTGCGGTGGCTCCGTTCCAATACCACAACCCGCCGTCATTATTTACGTAGCAATCTATGCCAAGTTCCTGTAATTCCGAAAAACTCATGTCAGCCCTCCCATCTGTCAACGATTTTCTTCCATACCTTAAAGTCAACCGGGCAATCCGTAAACTCTTCGCCTTCGGTACCGAGTACAACGATAGTTCCGACAAGAACGTCCACGTTTCCGAGTCTCATGTTGTAAGGGAGTCCTTCGTTCTTTCCGTTTTCGTTGCAAAGGATAACCCATCCGTCAAACGATACCGGCTCGATATACCCTCCGACTGTTTTCTGTAAGTTCTCAAGCGTAGGGCTGATATTTGTTACATGACCGTACTTTTCGTCAGGTCGTTTGATAATTGCTCTGATTTTTTCCATATTGTCTCCCTTCTAAAATAGGCTTGTTTGTGTCCCTTGGTGTGATTCTCTCCATTCCTGGTCGCAATATTCGTTCACCGCTACAATCATCCGTCGCATAAAGTTGTATTCCTTACCGACTGTTCCGTATTCTGCTGCGGTCTTTTTCAAAAGGTCGTTTCCCAGGTTAACAAACTCGTCATATTCTTCGGGAGTTTTGTAATCTCTTGAAAAATAGAATTTTGCAAGTTCCCAACCCGTGATTATAAGCTGATATAGTTTTTTCTTCTCCATATTCCCTCCTAAAACGGAATTTCTTCCATGTCATCAGAATCTTTAAGGTTTGTTTGTAGGTACATTCTCGGAATGTCTTTGCTTTTCAGCTCCACGACTCGCTTACTATTCTCCGAGTAAAACATTTTGATTGTTCCGAGCTTTCCAGTAAGTCTGTTCTTGGTTATTGCCAAATTACGGACCGCCGGATCTATTTCTCTTCCGTCCATAATCACTCTTGAATAAGTCATTACTATACTGGCCTTGTTGGTTATATCTGCCGATCCCGAAACATCATCATTCTCAAGAACTCCGGAACTCTTTCGAGGATGGCACACCAACAGGATCACTACTTCAAACTTTCGGGCCAATTTTGCAAGTTTACCCGAAAACTCCGATTGCTGACGATATAACGCTTCGTTAGTGCTTGCCGCTGACTCCATAGCCGTCATAAGATTATCTATCAGGAAAAATCTTACATTCTTTTGAATAATGGCATCCTCTATCGTCGATATAAGATCGTCTGTTTCGTTCTCGTCGATCACGTTGTCGTCATAGATAAATAGCCGCCCTCTATACCAATCCTCACACATAGCCAAAAGAGAGTTATAAGGTTTAGCCAGTCCGGTAATTTGCCGATCTATCCAGTTCTTAACCGCTATGTCTCGCATTTCGCCTGAATAAATCATGCAATTGTGGCCTTTTGACAATGCTTCTACGACAAGCTGCGAACCCATTGTTGATTTTCCTTCGCCCCTTCGCCCGGTCAGAATAACAAAATCTCCGAAATGAAACCCTCCCGAAAGAATGTCGTTTAGTTCTTTTGTCCCGGTACTGATAGCCGGAAGATTCTCTATATCAATCGCTTCTATGTCTGCCATTTCCTTAATATGCTTTATTGGAGCAGCTTCCGCATTCTCAATCGCATCTATCAAGGCTTGCTTTCCGAGATTCCGTAAAATGTCATTCGCATCTTTATAACCTTGATAATCTTCTACTCTGACCGTCCTGGTTATCTTCGGAAATCGTTTCTGAAACTCTTCTGCGAGTGTTACGGTTCCGTTCTCGCAATCTCCAAACACAACGATCTGTTTGAATTGCTTAAGCCAATCCCAACAATAAGGAACCCAAGAAAAGCCATTTTTGCCAATTGGCACCGAAACCGCATTCTCTATTCCGGCTTCTGTAAGTGAGAGCGAGTCTATCTGTCCTTCCGTTACAACCAACCTGTCGAAGCTCGTACAATGGTTTATTCCGAACAATATCGGCATACAGTTCTTTTCACACCATTCTTTGCTTTGGCCTTCTGCGGGGTTTATGTTTCGGTACTTGATAAACTTAAGAACTCCGTTTTCATCCTTAAACGGAAAGATCAGGATTCCTTTTTCTTTTATCGTGACTTCATATTTACGACAGACAGCTTCCGAAATTCCTCTGCTTTTCAAGTATTCAATCGCTTCGTCTTTTGATTCCGTAACCCTATGAGCATCTTTAAAGGTTCGGAATCTGCCGTTATAGTTGTTTATGTTGTAATAACTGGTTACTTCCCTTGAAATCTCAAAATCATCGAAATCTTTTGACAGTGTAACCATATTGCCTTTAGCTCCGCAGCTACTCCGCTGACAATTGAAGGCTCCCGTCTCCAGATTGATAGCAAAGGTCCCTTTATCTTTATGCGCTCCCCCGTGACAGTACGGGCAATACCGAAACCGCATTTCTTTCCCGAATCGAGTAACGGGGCCATGATTTTGAGCAAACCGTTCTGCATCTTCTGTTTTAAACTCATAAAAACTCAATCATCATCCCCCCAGTCTATACCCGGCGAATAATTCCAACCGCCACCGGGTAATTTAACAGCTCCCGGTACAGGTGGTTCTTCTTGGAGCGCAAGCGACTCGTCAAGAGTCTGCGCAGCGCTTTCTTTTATTTCTTTATCATTCTTTATATTCTTTAGTAGTGACTCGTCTGTGTCCTTGTCTGTGTCCTTGTCTGTGGACTTATTAGTGGACTTGTTAGCGTCCGTTCGATTCTGATAATCGCCATATTTTACAATGGTTAGAAGTGTCGCACTTTGTGTGCGGGTATCGTGTTCAACCATGTGCGCTTTTATGAGCGTTTTTATGAATCGATTGACTTTATCACGGCTCCAATGCCACCGATCGGCTAACTTTCTCACGCTTGTATAAACTTGTCCCCTTTTAATCTTTATGGTCTGACCTCTATACATGATATCTTTGTTTTGTACGTTAGCCATAAGAATTAAATCTATCCAGGCGGATCTTCTATCGAATGACTCGGAATCAGTCCACAACATATTATCTTGTATTTGTCTATATAGCTTTATCCACCCTTTATCCATATTCTCCGTTCTCCAATCTCCGCTTCGCTTCTCTGTAAAGAATCTCGTAAATCATTTGCCCTGAAAGCTCTTTTTGTATAAAGATCGGCTTGATCTGATACTTTCCCATGAGCTTTAGTAACCTATGAAGATATGCTTTGCTATTGAATTTTGTTCCGTATTTGCCGGTAATAATCTTCACCCAGGAAGCATCTTCTACCAATAAATAGATAGAAGCGTTATGTTCGGAAGCTCGGTCAAACTCTCGGCAAAACCGCTCCCAGTTCTGACAAAGATTCCCGGAAAGCTCCCGAAGTGACATTTTGCGTTCTATGACGGAATCGCCACGAACACGGCTCGCCCCTTCATGGAGCCATTGACCGGACGGAAGTATAAAATCATAGGTATAATCGCCGTAATCTAAATTCTGCCGTACATACGGGCAGCCGAAAGAATCGCATCTTCTTTGATATTCTTCTGTCGGCTGTTCCGCAGTATCGACAAGAATCCGAAACGAATCAAGGCAATTTTGAACCTCGAAGCCTTCCATCAGTTAAACGGGATCTCCTCTTCTGCACCCTGCGGAATGCTCATAAATCCGTCTGACGAAGAGGAAGCGGAGTTATTGTCGCCATAGCCGTTCTTTGAAACAAACTTTGCTTTAGGGTAAGATCCGTCACGAACCTTTTTAACATCACAAGCGAATCTCGGCTCGGTGTAGAGAATATCTTTGCCTTCGATTCTGGTACCGGTCTCGCCGAATACAATCCCGACATAAAGGCCCTTCCACTTTTCTTCCTTCCAGTCCCACTTGTAACCGTTGTTAGAATCCTCGAATCCGTTGATCCATTTTGCGAAAGCGTTCTTCGTCCACTCGTCCTTCTCTGATCCGTCGTCTTTCGGAACATAGATAGACTTACGGCCCTTCCACTTCTTATCTTCAGAAGTATTTGAGTCATACTGTTTCTTAAAGAAATCCTTATGCTCACCTTCCGTAATGTCGAAGAGAATATCTATCCTGTCGGAATAGCCCTTCTCTCCTGTGACATACTGGACGTTCTTAACCTGGCAAACATACGCTCCGATCGGGAGTCTTTCGCCCGCCGTCCTCTTTGCTGCTTCCTGAGCAGCGCTAAAACCGTTAAACTGTTTCATAAAATTATTCCTCCTTTTCGTCTGAATCAGTTATGTTGTAATATTCCCGGATAGCATCATCGACAGCCTTCAAATCATTCGGAATGCGAAGCTCAAACATTCCTTCAGGACTCTTTGCTGTGGTGTAGCCATCTGATTGGGTAATGAAATAGTGTTCTGTACCTTCTGCCGAAGCCAAAAGCACGATTGAGAAGCATCCTTCGACTGTGAGCTGATTGTCGAGCATCTTGCCGACAGTCTTTGCCTTAATCTTCCCTGTGTTACTGTCTGTCTCGGAATGATGTAAGAAATACACAATCACATCATCCGGGAGCTGATGGTTTATGTAGTGGATAAGATTTCGGAAATGCACGGCTATATCCGTGAATTTTCCGTATCCTGCATCCTTCGCCTTGTCGAACATTTCATTGACAAGCAGATACTGTGAATCGTCTATAACGTACTTCTTGAGTTTTGCGCCACCCTTAAAGCAGTTCATAATTGTTTCGTAGGTCGCATTCTTGGCAACCTTAAATTCCTTACGGAACGGAAGCCTTGACTTCTCAACGGCAAAGATTCCGACCTCTTCCGTGTCAAAATTCTTGATTGAGAACGTCTTACCCGATCCGCTCTCTCCTAAAACTAATACCGGTAAGCCCATAATTTTTTCCTCCTATTTAATAGTTAAACGTCTGCCCCGTTCCTTGATCTCCGCAAAAGGAAGGTCTGTACCATCTTCGATTGTCTTACGGATCAGTTCTTTGTCCGGCTCGTACTTGATCTTCATAAACCGCTCCGGGACAAGTGATTCGTCAGGGATCTCAAGCGGAGCCTTGCCGCCGTTCTTTGCAATCTTAAGCGTGTAATTGCCTGCCTGGATCTCCGTTAAGCCCGCTATATCCATAGCACCGAGCAGAGCTTCCTTCATGCGCTTGATGTTATTCTGACGGACTTCCTTCTTACGCTTAAAGGCTTCAATCACCTTGTCGCATTCGTCAGATTCCATATCAAGCTGCTTGATTACGGAAACATAACCTGCTGACTTTTCCGCAAGGTCTGCGTTTAAGCTCTCCAATGTGTCAAGGAATGCCTGCGGATCTTCTTCGTTTGTTGCAAGCTCATACAGTCTCAAGTATTCGCCCTGAATGTCATAAAGTGTCATTGTCTTTTCTCCTCTCTTTCGTAAACTAATGGCTTCTTGATTTTTTGCTTCTTGTAAAGGGATCTCTGTATTGTTTTTTGGCTGCATCCGATAGCATCTGCGATTTCTACCTGCGTGTATCCGTTGCACCATTGTTCATATATCCATTCCCTGTCTTTCCAGTCCAAAAGTTTCTCGGTCATCCTTTTCCTTCCTTCCTATCTCACATATTTGATGTGTGCCTGCTCAAGTTCGTCGTCTGATATATCCAAGTAAATCTGCGTTGTGTTTATGTTGGCATGGCCTAACAGCTTCGAGACTGTAATCAATGGCATTCCGCTTTTCAGGGCATTTGTTGCGCCTGTTCTTCTGAATCTATGAGGATGAGTATTTTCCACACCTGCCTTTTTTCCAAGCTTTCTGACAATACTCTCTGCCGTACCTTTATCCATGGGTCTTGTTTCGTCAACAAGTGCAGGATTCTTGTACCAGCTTTTTACGCTTGATTTGGCTGAGCCTTTTTGCGTTAATGCGTGTCCTGCATATTTCGCCCTTGGGAATAAGTAGGGATTCGTGTCTTTTCGTTCTGCCAGATAGTTCTGCACCGCCATTTGTGCCTTTGCATTCAGATACACAATGCGGTCTTTTTCGCCCTTACCATGCACAAGGATTTCATTGCCGTCCATTTCAGCTATCTGAATCAATGAAAGCTCGGTCACTCTGCACCATGTTGAACACAAAACCTCAATCATTGCCTTTTCTCTTGCCGTTGTGCAGGCGTTCCGTATCTGTTCAAGCTCCAAGTCTGAGAATGCCTTCTTTTTCCCTTTAATAACTTTTATCTGCTCAACTTTTGCCATGGGGTTATGCCGAATCAGTTCCTCGACATATAGCCAGTTATAAAAGGCTGACAAATTGCGTCTCTCGTTGTTGGCGGTTGTCTTCGATACCTTGTCCTGATGCACCCTAACCGCTAAATACAGCCGGATATCATCTGCCGTGATCTCGTCATAGTTCTTGTTGACCTTACGGAAAAACATCTCAAGGCTGTTTCGGTAGAATGTCAGCGTTTTTGTCGTTCTTCCCGATGCCAGCTTCGCTGCAACAAATTTTCGTAGAATAGCCGTGTTCTTGTCCTCGTTTGCAATAGTTAACTCCGTGCATCTCTTGCCGATCTCGTACTCATTCAGAATCATGGTGAGCTTCAGCTTTACATCCTGTAGGTTTTCGCCCGACATATATGGCATGATTGTATTGATGATCTTAATCGCCAGTTCTTCTCTCATACCAACACCCCCATGTTCTTCGGAGTCCTCAGTACTCTTGCGGGGGGATAGCCTTCTCTGTAGGGGTCAAGCAATGTGTCACCTTGTGCGCAGATTGCATCTATTCCCATGTATGACAGCTGAAGGTAGCACATATAAACGCACCGCCAGTCCAAGTCCTGCGCCACCACCTTCATGACCCGCTGGTAGTTAATGCCCTTGTTTTTGAGTGCTACCGCTACAGCAATCACTCCGCCACCGCTACCGCAAGAAGGCTCGTTCAGGGTTATTTCTCCATCTTTGTAGTTCTCCACGTTCATTTCCGCCATAAGTAGCGAGATGTTAAACGGTGTAAAAAATTGACCAGCAGCATCTGCTCCCATTCCGCTCCTCATGAACGCTTCGCCCAGTACATCCCTTGGGTTGTCTTCTATGTCTTCAACAAACCATGCAAGCATCTCGCAGAATTTAATCTGCTCTTCGGGGCTGTATTTATTCATGATACTTTTGTACTTTTTCTCCCGGTCTTCCCATATCCTGTGGTGGATTGAACAAGTTGAATTAGCAACAGCCAGCGCGGATGCTTCTATCCAGTCATTGAAGACCTCGTATGCGCTGTACTTTCCTGCCATGCTCAGCACTGCCTTTTGGAGTTCCGTGTAACACATATCTGCTTTTGATACTCGTTTTCCCATTTCATTCCTCGCTTTCTATCATGGAGAAAAAATGGTCTCCGATTTGGTTGTAGTGTTCTCCGAAGCTGTGATACTTCTCTGTTCGGAAGTACATCATTGTTGCCGGAAACAGATCCCGATTCTCTCTCGCAATCTCTACGGCTCTATAACACTCCGCTGTTATTACACCGTAATAGGGATAACTGTATGCGTTTTCAGCATTTACGACTTGTTCTATCGTTATGTCGAAGTAATCTGCCCGATTAAGGACGGTTGCCGCAACGGCTGTTTTTCCAAGAAGGTCTTGGTTTCCGGCTTCGGACATAACCACCGCCGCAATAATGTCGTCGTCTGTCATGTGTACCGTCGGCTCCGGTATCGGTTCGGGATCTTCTTCAACGACTTCGATCTCTATCGGAATAACCTCAACAATCTGCTTGATAGGCTCGGCTTTCAGCTCCACAGGTTCTGCGTAATACTCCAACCTGTCGGGAATACCGGCGACGATATAGCCGAGAACAGCAATTCCGATAAGGCAAACCACGAAAGAAGCTCCAACCGGCAGCCAATACCACCATTTTGTCCGTATTTCCTTGTCTTTTTCGGGGAATTTTGATATAATAGTTGTGCGAAATAATTTGTTCATACTAATTAGATCCTTTCTTTTGCCCTTGTAGTGCTGCCAACACTATGAGGGCATTCCATTTCTGAAACCGAGAAGTTTTCCGTCAGCAAGTATTACGTCATATCCTTCGTCGTAAGCCTTAAGTGCATATTCGATAGAATCTCTTGGGATCTCGTCTGCGCTTATCAGCGGCGAGAATCTATATCCGAACAACTTATCACACAAGAGCCAAAGGGCCGAGTTAAGATAATTCTCTTCGCTGTTGTCGCCCCGAAAGAATACCGGTTCTTTTTGCTTAAGCACTTCAAGTTTCCTACTGTATAGCTTCATTTTGTCACCTCCTCCAATGTAGTCTCGAAATACTCACACGCTTTGAAAGCGTCTTTTAAGGTCCATTCAACTTTTCCGTTAAGCCGATAACTGATTGTGCTTCGGTTCACTCCCAGGTAATCGGCAAGACCTTCCTGTGTCTCTCCCCTCTGTTTGATGCTCCACCGGATAAAGTCGTTGAAGTGTCGCATCTTTAGTCCGATGGTGTCCGATGTTGGTCGCATATTGTTCCCTCACACCTCCGTTTCGTTATGACTCAACCTTGTCTGCAAAAAAAATTTCGTCCTTCTCTGCATCATTAAGACTTAAAAGATCTCCGATAACGTAAATCTCCGCAGCTCTGAACGGTGTTTTCCCGGTTCTCTTCTTATTAAAGCCATTCCATGAGATTCCGAGTTTGTCAACAATAAAGCCGATTTTTAGCCCTGACTTCTCAATTTTTTCATCAAGAAGTTGTGTGTTAACCATCTAATAATCCTCCTTCCGTCAATATGTTGTGTTGTTGAGTTATTACCCAACTGTTGTCAATATATCACAAGTTGAAATAAAACGCAACCCTTAATTCAAAAAAAGTTGAAAAATATATCAATTTATTATAATATTGATTCAGGGAGGTGACGTTATGAGTACAGGAATAGGAAAAAGAATAAAAGAAGTCAGAATAGAATTAGGACTATCACAAGAAGAACTTGCTAAAAGATTGGGTTTAAAAAGCAAATCCACGATATGCAAAATTGAGACTGGAGATGACAATCTCTCTATGCGATCTATTCAAAAATATGCCAAAGCTCTCGGCTGTGATTCGTCTTATTTAATAGGACTCGATCAAGCAATGCAGGATAAATGGCATAAAGAAGTTTTATCTTCCATCCAAGAGAATATTTCCGGAATGCAAAATGTGGTAAATCTATCTAATGACGAGCATATACTTATAGAAAATTATCGAAATAGTTCAGAAGCAGATAGGGAAGCAGTTAAAAGGATGCTGGCGTATGCAGCTCGAATGAGAGGTTTAAAATGAATATAACCAAACTACCTTCCGGCTCCTACCGCATCCGGGAGACAGTAAAAGGAAAAACATACTCCGTGACGGTAGATCATAAGCCAAAAGACCGAGAAGCACACCTTCTTCTTGCGGAGAAAATGAAGGAAGTCCGTGTGTCTCCGTCTATGCCACTTAAAACCGCTTGTAAGGCTTATATTGAGTCCAAATCGAATATTTTATCGCCTTCATCAATTCGGGGCTATATGGGGCAAATAAGAGCCATATCGGAAAAGTTATCAGCGACTCCTATAAACATGATAACAACGGCAATGTTACAAACGGAAGTAAACGAGTTCTCCCTTAAGCACTCCCCGAAGACTGTCTCCAATCAGTACGGCTTCATTGTGTCCGTTCTGAAGTTCTACGGCATCGCTCCTGGAAAAGTAACCTTACCGCAAAAGGAAAAAAAGACACCATATATACCAACCGAAGAAGAAGTACACAAGATTTTCGCATACGTCAAAGACTCCCCGTATGAGATCCCGATTCTTCTCTCTGCTATGAGCCTACGGAGATCCGAGATCCTTGCCCTCACGATTGACGATCTGACGGAAGACAACCGACTTATCATCAATAAGGCAAAAGTCCAAAATGAAAACAAAGAATGGGTTATTAAGCCCACAAAGACGACTGACTCCACTCGGAGCATAGTTGTCCCTGATTACATTGCAAGCAAGATCCGGCAGCAGGGGTATGTCTTCAACGGCTTTCCGGGACAAATCTATAAACACCTCATAGATGCTCAAAATGCTCTCGGAATACCGCACTTCTCACTCCACAAGATGCGACACTTCTTCGCCAGCTATATGCACAAGCTCGGATATTCTGACAAACAGATCCAAGAAGCCGGCGGTTGGAAGACGACTCAAATTCTCGATACAGTCTACAAACACGCTATGGATCTTGAGGAAGCGAAGCGGAGTATGTCAACAAACATTGAGGGGCTTTTATAACCCTCAAAGATTTGTCACGTGACAAAAAATATTGTAAATTGCCCTTAATTTTGTGATTTTAATTGAAAAAAAATCCGATAAAAAAACACCCCGTAGCATTGATAACTACGGGGTTTGTTGATAATTCAATGTTTTTTAACTTTTAGCCGATAACAAGTCCGATTCCCGTCATCAGCTTTCTATAAACCCGATATTTCGGGCTTTTTTTATTTTTTGCCTTGTCACGTGACAAAAAATTATTTTTCGTTCTTCTTATTTTTCTGATAAGTTATGCTGCTTATTCCCAGGATCGCCGACAGGAAAGCATTCACCGCAACGATTGAAGCGGTAATCTCATTCCCGTAAGGGAGTCCCCATATCCGGAAGATCGTCTGCACAAGAATAGCAAGTGCCGGAAGGAATAACATCGCCACCCAACGGAGTACATCGTAGAGCTTATTGGGAAGTGTAATAAACATTATAGTATACCTCTCTTTCTTTTTCAAACTGCGGGCTTGTGATTCGGTAAATGGATCAGGTCGTCTTTGCGGGCATCCAATACGGCATT